CAAAAACAAGGATTAAATCCACCGAAAGTTGTTAAGGAAGCGACAGCAGATTATCAAAAAGCAGAGGATATAATCAGACAATTCTTGGATGAATGCTCTGCCTCTAATCCAGATGAATCCACAACGGCCCCCATTAGCGGCAAAGAATTATTCGGGCGTTATACAAGCTGGTGCGCAGAAAATAATTTGAAGCCGATGAGTGGAACTAAATTCGGAAAACATGCGAAAGAAATTGTGAAATGGAAAAAAACCATGCATGGTACTGTTTATTCTGGTCTCAGTCTATTATGAGAGGTATTTATGGTTCTGGCCAAAATCCTGTACGTCATTGATTCTAAAGGGACATGACGGGTTGATGACGGGTTGAAATCCACAAACGGGGGTAATTCTTTGTTTTTATATGACTTACCCCTTTTTTACCCACAATAGAGCATGACGGGTTAGGGGCCATTTGCAGTAACTTTCTATATCTCATTTTTCACTTTCCCCATAGGGGTTTTATGGAAAAACACCCTAACCCGTCATGCTAAAAATACTCAAAAGAGGGATAACTAGTTGATTATTTGTGGATTATAGAGATAATGGTTGAAATAGAGCTTCTCAACCCGTCATGTTCTTTTATTTTCAATAGCTTAGGGGGAGGGACACCCCGATAGACTCTATTACGTTTACTTATTACATATAGAGTAAATAAATCACCCCCGAAGCTGTGGAAAAATAAGGGGAAAACCTTAAAGGAGAAATTTTAATGCTCAAAGTCAAAAAAATCCAAAGTTTCAATGATTACAATCAGTTTGTCTCCTCAGTGAACCCTTGTGTCTTATGCAATCAGCCGACTCGGGAGATAATTGAAAGCCATGCAATCAACCCAGGCGATTGTGGAGAATTTGATGGTCTCGTGGTTGCTCTTTGCCCAGAATGCGCCGAAGAGCCGGGCGTCCTGCTGCGGATGGAAGCAAAAATATTTAAACATCTTCAGAAAGAGAAAACAAGGGAGATCAGGAGGAACTATCAAAAAAGTATAGAACAGATATTCAACCTCCACGCCCAGGGTGTGGGATATCAGGAGATCAGAGACGTTACGGGATATCCGCTAAGTGACAAAACAATCGCTAAGCTGATTAGAGATTTTAAGAGAAAATCTAGGAAAGGCTAAAACTAAAGACTTTTAGGGGGCGTCCCTATATTTAGGGGTGTCCCTATATTAAACCTATCCAAGTGATTGTAATATTTGTAGCATTGACACATATTCCTTGTGGACTTTTCAGGGGGGTCTCTGAGCCCTTGCTATTATTGGCCTCAAAAATGGCAAACTGAAAATTACCCTAACTTGTAAACCATTGATTTTATTACCTTCTTTTAACCTGCCCTAAAATGTTGATTTGTCTCATATAATACAGCAAGTTAAGTCGATTTAACCCTTTGAGAATCGCAAAATGGAGAGGTTCACGCACAGATGGCCAGAGGATTAAATTCTAGACGATTCTAAGCAGGTTACAGCATAGTGAATCCCTTCTGAGCTGTGGAATATTTGCTTGACAAAATCGTTTATTTAGGTTAATCTTGTATGCAAGAGTAACTAACATAAACATACCGAGACAATATAAAGGATTTTCAAATGGCACAAAAACAAGATGAGGTCATAACCACAAAAGAAGTCATGGATAGACTCAAAGTGACAAGACCAACAGTAATCAAGCTTTACAAACAAGGAAAAATCAGAGCGGTTAAAGTGGGTCGGGATTATAGATTTATCAGAGCCGATGTGGAAAAATTCATTTACGGTGATGAGTAAGCAGATGTCTGATATCTCCAAACAAATGAAGTAATCGATCCGGTAAGGATGTTTGCCTCATCCTTACCGGATCTATCGCCTTCGGTCAATTGTCGGATTCCTGGACCAATGGCGAATAACCAATTATACAGGAATCCTCTCATGAAGGAAAGAGAGGTCATTATGCACACGTCAAAAAATCCTCAAAGCTCATCAAGAGCAATTTTCTATGGCAGGGTATCTTCCGAAGGTCAAATTGATAATACCAGTATCGACACACAAATAGAGCGTGGAAAAGCCTATGCTGTCTCTCAGGGCTGGAACCTTGACCGAATCTTTATTGACGGCGGGGAGAGCGGCAAATCTACAGATAGAACCAATTTTCAAAAGATGGTTTCCTATATCCGGGAAAACCAGGTTGACGTACTTCTCACTTTTAAACTTGATCGATTATCCCGGAATCTTAAAGACCTGCTTATTTTCATAGACGATGAGCTTGACCCGAAAGGTATTGCTCTTCAATCCGTAACCGAAAATTTCAATACTCAGAGTGCAGAGGGCCGGTTATTCCTTCAGATACTGGGGAGCTTTGCCGAATTCGAGCGAAAGCGGATCAACGAGCGAACCATGAGCGGGAAGGTATCAACAGCGAAAAAAGGCGGATGGAATGGCGGACATATCCCTTACGGATACCAGAGGATCGAGGGGAGCCAGTTTGACTTTGATATTCATCCGGAGGAATCGAAGATCGTAGAGCAGATATTCAAGCTCTATTCTCAGGGTGTGGGATATCAGAGGATCAAAAACCTTACCGGGTGTCCCTTAAGTCGGCAGGGTATCGCTAATTTGATCAGTAATCCCTTTTATGCTGGTAAGGTGAGGTTTGACGGGATAGTTGAAAGCAATAATCATCAGGGCATCGTCTCAGACAGGCTTTTTAATAAATGCCAAAAGATAAGACAAAGCAAGTAGTTAATTGGAATAACTATAAAGCTCGTTGAGACGAGCTTGACAGTTAGGTAAGATTTTAAGGAGGTATTTGTAAGCAAATGACCCTTGAACATTGGACCAAGCTTGTAATAATTTTTAGTCTGTGTTATATTTTTTCTACGCTAATAATTTAATAATAAAAAAAGGGAGGGAATTATATTGAATCTAATAAAAAAATAAGGATACTTATAGATAATGTAAGGTTATCCATAAGCATCCTTATGGCTTAGACGAACGAATTAAGCATTTTTTCTTTGAAGTCACCAAACCCAAAAGAAATATCCGCTATAAACCCCTTTTTTGTTCGTGGTTCATAGATCCGCTTTTTTTTTCGTACTGGTCTAAGTTCGTTAATCTTATCACCTTTTTTTTCATTTATCAACTAAATTTATTAGGAGACACCAAATGAGATCTCAAACTGATCCAAAAGAAGCGCATATGTACAAGTGGGAATTGAGAAAAAACAATATTAGTCTTACTCAGTTGAAAAAGCTTTTAGGAGGGACACCCTGCCAAGCCACTTTGTCTCGAAGGCTTTCAGGCGTTCTAAACATGCCCCTAGATCTAGAAAAGAAAATAGGCGAGATCTTAAAAAAAGCTGAAAAGGAGTGGATATAAATCATGATAAAAGATAAAGCGGTCCCAATAAGACCAACAACTTGTGGACAAAATGATCTCGATAAAATACCTCAAGATTTGAAAGCATTAGCTCAATGGGTATGTCATAAAGACAAGATACCTTATGATCCGAAGACCGGCAGACCGGCAAAGACAAATGATCCTAAAACCTGGGGGACGTATGAGGAGGCAGTCAAAGCGGTCAAAAAAGGAAGTGGACGGTATGACGGTATTGGCTTTGAATTTACAAAATGTGATCCATTCACATGTATTGATTTAGACCATTGTGTCCAAGATGGCGTTATTTTGCCTTGGGCGAAAAAGATAATCGATCAAATAAACAGCTATACTGAAATTTCTCCATCAGGCACAGGGCTTCATATTTATCTTCGGGCTAATAAGCCCGGAAATAAGAGCAGAAACAAAGGTGTGGAAATATACGGGGCTAATAGGTATCTAACAATAAATGGAAACCATTTATCTGGTACGCCCAAAGGTATTGAAAGTCGGCAAAAAGAACTTGATAAGCTCTATAACGATACTTTTCAACCTGCGACTAAACCGCCGCCTTTGAGACTTATCCACACTGGCGGCGGGTGTGGGCAAAACTTATCCGATCAGGAAATAATCAAAAAAGCTAGGGATGCAAAGAATGGCGAATTATTTGATCGGTTGATGAATGGAGATACCTCTGATTATTCGTCAAAAAGTGAGGGGGATTTGGCTTTGTGTAACCTCTTGGCTTTTTGGGCAGAAAATAATCATGAACGAATCGACTCCCTTTTCCGGCAATCCGGCCTTTTTAGGGAGAAATGGGATGAAAGACACGGGGAGCAGACCTATGGTGATATCACCATAGATAAGGCCATTGAGGGAACCAGAGAGACATATAAGGCAAAAGGTAAGGCAAAACCATCTGGGAAAACAATTCCCCAGGCAGGTGTGGAAAAAGAAGATGAGATTTACTTTTGTGCTACCTCACAGCAAGTGGGCGATGCAAGGTTATTTCGAAAGGAGTTTAAAGACCATTTCTGCTTCGATCATGCCTCCGGCGACTGGTATGAGTGGCGAGGTCATTACTGGGATCTTGATCGGATTGAATCGGTTCTGAGAGCTACTGAAAAGATCATAGATATTTACAGTAATGAAGCAGAAAAATGCTCGATAAGAGCTCTTGATGCAACTAAGATGCAAGTTGCTGATGAAAAGGGCAAGGCTGAGAAGCAACGGAAGCAGTATCTTAAAAAAATATCTAATCTTCAGAAGAGATTATGGCAAGAGGATATTTTAAAACTTGCATCAGCCGGAAAAGATTCACTCGGAATCCCAGGCGAAGAATGGGATAAGAACCCGTGGATTATAGGATGTAAGAATGGAGTAATTAATCTAAAGACCGGAAAATTCAGAGCTGGCCGCCAATCAGACTATATCAAAACTTTCAGTCCTGTTGAATGGAAGGGGATTAATGAGCCTTGCCCTCAATGGGAGAAATTTTTAACAGAAATATTCGATGGGGATACTGCTCTTATATCTTTTCTTCAAAGGCTATTTGGATATTCCACAACTGGGCTGACTACTGAGCATATCCTACCCATTGCCTGTGGACAGGGCAGAAATGGCAAGGGGACGCTGTTTGAAACCTTGCACCATGTCCTAGGACCACTATCCGGGCCAATTCAATCAGAAATGTTGTTAGATCAAAGTGGACTAAGATCCTCTGCCGGGCCTGCTTCAGATCTTATGGCTCTTCGGGGAAGGCGTATCGCCTGGAGTTCCGAGACTGATGAGGGAAGAAAATTGAATGCGGGGAAAGCCAAATGGCTAACAGGTGGCGATACCTTATGCGGGCGTGTGCCATACGCCCGAAGAGAGGTAAGCTTCAATCCTACCCATACCCTCTTTGTTCAGACAAATCATAAGCCTAAGATTGATCCTCATGATTACGCTATGTGGCAAAGAGTAATGCTCATTCCTTTCAATCGATCCTTTGTGGATAATCCACGAAAACCCAATGAGCGGAAGCGTGATAAAAATCTTCCTGAAAAGTTAAAGTTTGAATCATCCGGGATTCTGGCGTGGCTAACAAGGGGGTGCCTTGAATGGCAAAAACAAGGATTAAATCCACCGAAAGTTGTTAAGGAAGCGACAGCAGATTATCAAAAAGCAGAGGATATAATCAGACAATTCTTGGATGAATGCTCTGCCTCTAATCCAGATGAATCCACAACGG